GCACATCAGCGGTAACAGAGAATGGCGCATAAAAATTACCAATCTGAATGATATCACCTTTGCCAAACATCAAACTGCTATCTGTAATTGTAATACCATCTACTGTGGGCAAATTAGTTAGTACCAACTGATTACCGGTAAATGATTGAACAATCACCGCATTTTGTTGATCTATAGTCATTACACCCTGATAGCGAAACATCCAACTTAACTTAGTATTGTTAGAGAATGTAATAATCTCTGGTGTTCTACGATCAATATAATCAAGTTGTTCAATGATTGCACGCCCTTTGTAATAAGGTAATCCACCACCATGATGAACAGTAAACTTCCACGGGTTGCGTGTTGGTGTTTCTGCTGTTTTGTAAATCTCAGCGCGAGTTGCTTGAACGCCGATAATTCTACGACGGTCAATCTCAATACTATCACTGGAATCAATTATTGCTTGTAAACTCATTTGTTTAACCCTTTATTTGCTGGTGATTGTGTGGTCATTTTAACCTCTCATTGGCACTTCACGGCGTGCCGATTCTACAACACCAAATAGTGTTTTCTTATTTTCTGCGAATAGTTGCGCAACTGATTTGGCATCTAACGCACTTACTGTATTATTAACATTAGTAGTATAATAGTTGTTGACTGTTTGACCACCACCACCACCTAATTGATTGTTAGGAATAACAGTGCCAGCCGAGCGAGGCACAAACAATTCAGGACCGTTTTCACCAACGATAGATGCCTTGTTCATTGGAGGCTGGCCACCGTCGGCGAAGCCCAGTAATCCTTTGCCCCAATCCCATAGACTACCTAGCATAGAACTACCGCCAGAACTGCCACTTGCTGCCGCCATGCCCATGCCTAATAATGAGCCAAGACCGCTGCCACCTCCACCTCCACCAGAAGTGCCTCCACCTGCTGAGCCGCCACGGAACATCTGCCATAACTCCATCATTTGTGCTTTCATCTCAATTTTGATTAGGTCTTTGATAATAGAAGATGCTAAATCACTGAATTTAAATTTGCCAGTATCAACAAAGTTATCAATAGCAGTGCTCATTCTGCCCCACATAGCGTTAGTAGCTGCCTGCGCTCTGGCGAATGGAGTCATGCTTTGCGCAATCTGGTCAAATGCTGCTTTAGAGCCTTCAACCATACTTTGATTGCGTTTTTTCATTGCGTCTTCTTCTTTTTTGATGTTAGTCATGGTCATCCAATGCTTATCACGCTCGATATTCATTGTATTGAGTAGATCGGCCACTTCTTCTTGATTAGCGTCTTTTGTTAGTGATTTGATTTGGGCAATTAGTCTAGCTTCGTCTTGGGCTACTTGATTGATAAGTTCTCGATGTTTTTCATAAGATTCTCCTTTGGCAGGACCCAAAAATATTAATGCCTTCTCTGTTGGCAAGTCCTTCAACTCTTTAATAGCATTATGTAGAGTATTAAAATCTTCACCTTCAAATACTTTTACTTTTGAAAGTGATTCCATCTTTTCAATAGTTCCGGCAAGAGTTGCCTGATATGCAATCTCCGCATCGTTGCGTTTAGTTAGACCAATTACTTCCTGAGTTTGCGCTTTTGATAACAAATCATATTTTGTAACAGAATCAAATATACCATCTTTGGTCATTTGAGTAACGAGTGCCAGATTTCTAGCCTGCTCTGCCATCAATACTTTTCTATTGTATTCTTCCTGATTAAGCGCTTTTGCTTTATCTAACTGCTCACCAATTTGAGTTTTTTGTTTCTCTAATTGATCAATTACTTCTTGATTCGTGCCACGACCTTTAGCTTTTTCTTCAACTATTTTTTTATCTATTTCAAGAATCTGATTTTGAGCATCTTTTTCAGCAGTAGCATTAGCAGTAATAAGTGCCGCTCTGTTGGCATCAATGCCCATAGTATTGATAATTGTTTGACGATAATCATTAGCAAGTCTGTTTTGTTCGCCCATTACACGGGTTTGTTCTTTAGCGGCTGCTACTGCTTGGGCTCTTGCTTGCTGTTCTTGCTTACTATATTTTTGAGCATTGGCAAAGGCAGCTTTTTGTGCCTTATCTTCTTTTTCACTTGCGTCTGCTGATTTTTCTTTAGCATCAACGGTATCATCTAATGCTTTATTAAGAGCAATAGTGGCAGCAACTGCGGCAGTAGCACCAGCTGCCAATGTAACCCATCCAGCAGGCCCCGCCATCGCTTGTAGGGTTGCGCTTGCGATTGCCGCACCACGCATTGCTTTTGTTAAGGCAATAACTGACAGAACAATCTCACCAATAACTGCTACAGTTTTATAAGCAAATGTTGCCGCAATAGCTGCGCCAAGAGTAGCAACTACTACTTTCATTTGCTCAATGGATGCCTCCATATTATCTAAATCGCCCAAGAATGGCTCTAATACTTGTAGTGTAGCAAGTTTAAGATTACCCATTGCTACTTCTAATTTCTCATTAGCTTCTGCTGCCTTTTCGATTGCTTTGGCAGCTTCTTCATAACTTCCCTTGTTAAGAGCTTCCTGAAGTTGCTTAGGGTCAATTTGCTTGACTGCTTTGCCAAATACTTCAGCAGCAGCCGCAGTTCTACCAGCACCAGCTTCCATTTGGGCAAGTGACTCCACTGCCTTGTTTAATAATTGTTGTTCACTTTTTGATTGTAAATCGCCTAGCGTAATACCTAACTTTTCAAGGGCATCTTGTGCTTGTTCACCACCATCGGCAGCATTAGACAAAGTTTGATAAAATGTTGTAATCATTTTACCAGCGTCAGCACTCTTACCACCAGCTAATGTTACTGCTTTTTGAAATGCCAATACTCTCTCTGTTGATAGACCAACAGATTTTGCCAGATCATCAAGCTGGTCAGCAAATTCCATTGCTCCATGAATGAATGAAGCAAAGCCGATACCTGCTAGAGCACTTCCAAGTCCAATAACGCTTTGTTTTAGTGTATCGACTGATTGTTTGCCTGATACTTCAATATCAATTACATATTTGTCTACTGTTGCCATATTATTTTAACCTTATGCCTGTTTTTTGGTAAATGAATTGCTTTATCGCTTTGATTGTTGGCTTAGTCATACCTTCTGGAGCTTGAGTAGAGCCTCTAATCTGTCCATCTTGTATTCTTCTTCCCTTATCTAACACTTCGGCATAAGGATAATTAGCTTCAACGCTGTTGCCCTTTAAATGCGTATTTCGTTTAGCATGTCCAGTGTCTTCAGGAGTAATATCCTTAAACTTATCGTAAGCAAACTTAGCGATTGTTGGTGAATTAAGAGTTTCTGTAACCTTATTCAACCTATCAATTATTTTTGACACGAGCTTTCTCCATAATTTTTTGTAATTCTTGTGGCGTGTATGCGAAAACGCTTGGGTCTACTTTACCTGAGGCTTTTTGTTGGATATAATTCTCATATGTGGCAAGAACATCCATAATCATCATATCGTAGGTAGATGCTTTCATAACAATATCACTTGGTAACATATGATATTCACGAGCTAATCTACCTACGGTGATCATTCTTGCTGTGCTCCAACTGTTTGGGTCGATGTCTTGCCTTGTTGCTTTCCCAAGATATCACCTAACTTAGTAATAGCGGCCGCAGCAATATCAATAGGCAAGTCCTGACCTTCTTTGATAGCAGGAGAGCCATCTTCAAGTAAAATTAGTTTCCTGATAATTTGTGTGAGTACTTCGTATTTGCCAGCAGAGCGACTTTCAAAGAACTCAAAGTATGTTGTGAGACTAACAATATCGTATGCCCAAAAAGTAATAGGCTCGCCATAAGTTTCTACTAGTTCGGCATCGTCTAATACAACTTTTGTTAGTTTTGGAGTCGTTGCGAATTCATTAATGTTCATTTGTTTTCCTTAGTTGATTTGTTTGTTCCATTTGTAACTAATGTGAAACCAATTTTCTCATTAATTACCCAATGTCTGATGGTACCGTGAGTTACGTTGTAGAATGCCGCAGCTTCTTTGTAACTATTAAACATCCCATCAGGAGTATTTATAGCTTTTTTTCTACTACTGTTCTCCGACATCGCTTTTTTTGTTTCTTCTGAATGTCTTCTTTTCTTTGCCGCTATTGATAATGCTCGTCTGCCTTCTTCTGATATAACTCTGGTTTTTGCTGCAATTGACATATTCTTTCTCCACTCATCAGTGAATGTGGCTGAAGTTCTGCCAGTTTTCCTGCCAGTTAATCCTTTTGACATCTTGGCAATATCTTCAGGTGACCGCTTTTTGCCTGCCCAATATTTTGGACTACCATCACTTAATTTTTTGCGAGTTTCCTCTGAATGATGCTTTCCTAACATTGGAGGTTTTCTGTGAGTGACAAATGCTTCTTTATTGTTGTCGCCAACTGTCTGAATCTTAACATTACCAAGCGTATAACCACCTATATCAGCATTACGAGACATTACATATTGACCTTTTCTAATGCCTCGCTCAGCCCATTTACCTGACTGTTGCCAAATATCCCACCATTCTTCAAATGTTAGAGTAAATTCTATTCCTCTACATTTTGCTTTGGCTTTTTGGTCATCGTATTTCTTTCTTTCCGGTGTTCTCATTTGTTTCCTTTGTCTTGTGATGAGTTTCTCTGAGCGTATTAATCAAAGCTAATCTAAAAGATGACTTAGCTTGTAATTGCTGTATAGTATTTAACATAGCCTTTAGCATGTCAGCATTTTTTGCCTCATCAGCAAGTAAGGAATCAAGAATTTCACCGTCGTCGGTGAGCCATTTATTTTTTGTCATAATTTATTCACTTATTAAAAAGGCGGACTACCTTGTGGGTAACCCGCCCGATCTCTACATCCTAGGTAGATTAACCAGTGACAGTAGTAGCCATAGCACCGTCAACAGCGATGGTCAA